ATATTAGACCTTTTATACCTAATTTTACATTCTTGATCTTTTTATCTTTGGCTTGTTTTATAATATCATCAGCTATTTCTTTAGCAACTTTATCTTCATCTGAAATTTCAAATTCTCCTGTATTAAAACCTACTTTAATAGTTTTTCCATCATTATCAGTAGTTACTGGATTATCTCCTGTAGATCCTGTATCACTCCCTATAATTTCATCGGCAGCTTCACTTGCTTGATCAAGAATATTTTTAGTAGAGTCACTAATGTTATCTAAAGAATTAGCTGTACCTTCAGGATTTTCTATAGTAGGGGGAACTTTATCAACATTAGCTTGAGCTTGAGAAAAAAAGGTATTAGAAGCTAAATTAAAAAGAATAATAAAAGTTAAAGTAGAAAGAATAGATTTAGATAAAACATTAGCATCTCCTGTTTTTTTATTTCTAAATAAATCAAAAATACCTTCACTTAACACGCCAAGATTTTGATTAATATAATCTGCTATTTGAGATATATTTTTAGATCCCTCATAATCTTGGATTAAATTTATTATTTTTTGGTACCCTTCATCTGTTAAAGTATCCTTTAAACCTCTTAACATAGAAGCAACTAAACCTACTGTAGGCTTTAAATTAAGTTTTTTAATTTTAGATTTTAAAGTATCTATTATCCCTTCATCAAGATTTTCTAATAATAAATTATTTTGTAAACAATAAAGTCCTATATAAGCTTCTAATAAAATTTCTTCTAATGTAGATCCTTGGGGTTTAGTTTCAATACCCGCAATCTTCTGTAAACGCAATACTTCTTCAGTTAAAATGTAAGTCATGCTTTTATTTTATTATAAATATACAAAAAGAAATTAAAATAAAAAGTCTTTCCTGTAAAATTTACCTAAAATGTTAT